AATCATGGAGTTCCAAGCAGAACAGATTTGTAGAAATGGTGGAGATGTTTTAAACGTTGGGTTTGGTATGGGTTTTATTGATGATGCGATTGAAAAATATAAGATCAAAACTCACTCGATAATTGAAATACATCCAACAGTACAAGGTGAAATAATCAAAAGAGGTTGGGATAAGAAAGAACATGTGAAATTGTTCTTCGGTGATTGGAGAGAACATCTCCAAAATCTCCCCAAATTTGACGGAATTTATATTGATACGTGGGATGAAGTCATTTTAGATTTTGCGAGGAATGTGCACACTATATTGAAGCCTGGTGGGGTTTTTAGTTGGTTCAACAATCCCAAAGATGACTTTGATAAGGATAATCTGTCAGATGATATGGTAGAAATTCTTAGACCGAGATTTAAAATGAGAATTGAATCAATGGTTATTCCAAAAATAGATAGCCCCGATAAACAAACAGGTAAACCTGATTTTGCATATTGGTGGCAAAAAGATAATATCTATCATTCACCAATGTTTATTTTAAAATGAGTATAAAACCAGTAAATACTGCCCCACAACCTGAGAGAATTAAATGGGAATATGTCTTTGAAGACGAAGATTCAATTTCAATATGGAGATATGATATTCGTAAAACAAGAAGTGGTCCTTATGAGGTTGAATACAAATGGAAAAGACATTTCAATCCGTGGGGACAGAAAAAAAAGACATTAGGAGATCTTGCAAAAGAGGAAAAGAAGAGAAAGAAATTAGAGAAGTCTCAACTTGGAATCGATTACCCTTCTTAATTCTAAAAGTGATTTTTTATCTAAAGAATCTATAAAACTTGAAGTGCTTTCTACAGATAATTTTTTAAGGATAGATTCTTTTATTTTTTCTATTCTGTCGTCTACAATTTCTACATCCTCAAGATCATAATCGTTCATTTCCCAATTATCATAGTCAGTTTTGCTTGTGGTAATACCTTCATATAAGTCCCAATTACCATCATTATATTGTTGTGTGGCTAAATCCTTAACCCAATCTTCATCATAAGATGTAAAATTTTGTGCATAAAATTCTGTGTAAGTACAACTACCATTTACGGTATAATTAACTTTGTAAGTATTGGCAACAGGAATAATCAATTTATTGTATAAATCCTTATTCATCAATTCACGTTTCTGATTAGCAAAAAGATCTGCTACTAAATCTTGATTAATTTCCAATAACTTGGAAAAGAATTCAACATCTTCATACATTGCATCAATGTTGTAGTATGATCCAATTCCTTCAACTAATTCATGTAAACTATCGTAATCATGATCATATGGATTACCTGTGGGAAAATCTTCATCAACAAGTTTTTCAATAATACGTATAAGTTGTCTTTTCGGTAATTTTGAAAATTGACTTTGTTCTGTACTCATGATAATAAATATAAAAAAAGGTGGGATTTCTCCCACCTTTTAATAATTGAGTTTTTCCTCAAAATTTTTCATAAGTTGAATGATATTATCTCTTCCTACAGGATTTGCCGAGTGGACGTTCCAAGAAGGAATAGGTAAACCATTTGTCCAACAATATTGACACAACCATTTTGCCGCATCATACCCTGTTTTTTCATAGTATTTGAAACTTTCTTTTTGTGTTGATGGATCATAACTGATTTCTGCTAAGTCATGATCAAAAGAAATTTCATCAGGTAATCCGTTTACTGTAATCCAACTTACGAAATCCTCATAAGTTCTGACGATATCCCATCCCTCAGTTTTCGGGACTCTAACATCGTCAAGATAAAGTTTTTTCATTTTCATTTTGTTGTTTTAAATAATCCACAAGCTCTTGAAGCTTATCGGCATCGTTTGAGTTGAAAATAAATTCATCCCAAGCTCCGTATTTTGATTTGTACCCAAAGATATATTTTACTCCATGTACCAATCGTTTCCAAAAGGATTTATGTGTTGTTAAATGTACGTGTGCATAACACATATTAAATTTATGTCCGTTATCAAACTCTGTTTCATTATAGAATAATAACATCTGATGTTCATCCGAATGACATTCACACAAAAGGATGTCTTTATCCCAAATCGTTTTCATAATTATTCATTTATAGTTGTTGAGTAGTCTCCTACTTCGATTGTTAATTCAATAATTCCGTTGGGTGCGATTTCATAATCTACATCATCGATATCCCCATCCCAATACATATCCATTCCTGATGGTGCAATCTCCTCTTCCTCTTCAGTTAGAGGTTCACTCCACTCTATGTTATAAACATCTGTCGATCCATCAGATGCAGTACCCATTTGAAGACCAACAAAGTCATCTGCGTCCATGTTTATTAAATCCTTCTTTTTTAGGAGTTTGATTACATCCTCAACGGTCATTTCTTCAGTATAAAGTTCTCCACTTCTCCAATTTGTGGAAGCCTCACAGGAATAATTTTTATCTTCCCATGTTCCATTAACGTAGTTAATTTCGTCTAAACACTTTTTACCACAAATGATAGTGACTTTTACCCTATCTTCAGAATTGAATTTTTTAAGTTCTGTTACGACTTCTTTATTTTTCATGGATAATCAATTTGTTTTGTTTCAGTGTCAAAATCCACAACAATTGGTTTGTTTTCGTATTCATATCTTTCGTTCAAAACAGAGGCATTTAAGAATTCAACACCATTGAAGTTTTTTTGTCCGTACGCACAATGGATGTGACCGCAAACATGAATTTTTGGTTGAACTTCCATAATTCTGTGAAATAAATCCTCACAACCAACTCTTTGTCCACTTGGAGTCCAATCCAGCATTCCGTGTGCAGGTCCGTGAGTGATTAATATATCAGTATCGTCAGGGATTTTTGACCACTTCTCAGCAAGTTTTTCTCCTCTTGGTAAGTTGAATGCCCAATCATAAAATTCAGGTTGCCAAGGACTACCATAAAATTTTACACCGTCAATAACAACTTCGTTATCAAACAGATAAATAATTCCTCTTTCTTTGAATTCTTCGGCAATTTCAGTGTGAGTCTCGAAACCAAAATCGTGGTTACCTGCAATGAAGATTTTATGTTTAAAATCAGTCATACTTAACCAATTCAAGAAATTGGTGATTTCATGACTCTTACCCATACTTGTACAATCACCAGCATGAACCAACACATCACCACTACCTAAGATGTTACCGTAGGCATTGCTTGTCAAATGATTGTGTTTGTTGTGAGTATCGCTGATGAATGTTATTTTCATAATATATCGTTTTTATCTTGTTCGTCTAAACCCCAATCTAAAAAGTCTTCACCTTTATAATCAGGGTGATTTTCTTTCATATCGTCGATTCCAGTAACCCATAACAACGATACTACTCCTGCTAATATAATACTAAATCCAATGCCAACAACGTATCCCATAGTTTATTTTTTTTTAATCCCACCAATGTTTTATTCCTGACCCATCAAACCAATTATTCCATAAGTCTTGGTTGTGTTTTTCTTCATCAGGAGTAGATTCATATATTTTCTTGAACTCATCATGATTTTGACCCTCTAATATTCTCCACAATTCATTCCATTCATCAATTTCTATCTTAGTGGATAACTCGAAAACTTTTCTATTATGCTCTCTTTCCTCATCAGTATCCTCTATATTATTCCACAACCAATCAGAGTTTTTTAATTCACCTAATTCATTCTCGGCTTTGCTAATGTAGTTACCTTCATTTAGATTTTTTATGATTTCGATCACTCTTTTGATTTTAACAACCTTTTTCATACGAGTGATGTCAATTTCGCTCCCGTGAAATTCGAGGGTATTTACGGTTTTTTCTAAAGAACGACTTAATAGTCTTAAATTGAATGTATAGTCCCAAGAACGGAATGACCATAATTCTTTTCTAAAATACCAAAGGTTTTCCAAGAACATTGGAATCTTATAACGAAAAACCTCATAGGTCTTGTACCACCAAGTCTGATGTCTTGATAATCTCTTTAAAGATTTCCAAAAACTATCTGCAAATTCTATTTTCATATTGCAAATATAGGAAAAAAATAAGACCCGACAAAATAAATTTCGCGGGTCTTTTGGAAAAAGGGATATATGAGAACACTCTTAAGGAGTGATGTGATAATAAATATAATGATCTAAAAGAAAATATCAAATACTATAGGTCTGAGAGACGATTTTTTACTTTTTCTAAATCAGATTCATCAAATTTAACACCATGTCTGAACTTAAAGTTTCTCAAAAGTAATTTGATTGAGTCGGTATGTCCGTATTTTTTCAAAAGAAGATATGCACCTAAATCTGCCTCAATTTCCTCTTCTTCATTACGGGGACCGTCATGACCAAGTAATATGTGGGCAACTTCATGAGCCTCTATAAATTTAAATAACCCATCGCTTGAACCCATCTTTATAAGTTGTTCTCCATCAACGATTATCAAATTTTTGTTTGGTACCATAAAACCATAACCTAATTCCTCGAAACTAGGTATTAGAGTTTCATAATGGGGGAATTCATTTGTTACAATCATAATTGTAACATCAGGAAGAAATTCACTTTTGTATGTGTGTGCACCTACCATATTTCTAAACCCATTTTTGTTTTATAAATTGCCCAATATCTTGATTTTAGATATGCAATTAGTTTAGCATAGATAATATCATTGGAGTGTTTATCATATTTCTGAACCCATAGTTCAAAGCAAGATTTGGAGACATATAGTTGTGGTTTGGTATCACATGATCTAACAATTTTGATAACCCAATCAAAATCAGATCTAATCTTGAGTTCAACTTGATTCATCTTTATGAGATTTTCTCAAAGATAAAGAATATTATGACAATAAATGATAATATTCTTTAAAGTGCTTTATTCTGTCAGCCAATCCAATCGTACCACCATTAACTCTTTTTGTTATAGAAGTTACAACAGCATCCGTAGATCCTTGATCAGCAATCTTGTGAAGACCATTCTTATTGAAGAACCAAGCAGCAGATAATAATGCATAGTGTGATGCAACTTTATCAGGATTTGCAGTCATGTCTTCATTAATTGCTTTACCAAAAGCCGTATAGTTATCTTTTCCTGTTAATTGAATGTATCCTCTTCCTCTGAATTTGTAACCATCTCCTGTTGATTCGGGACCATTACCCATTCTACCACCATAAACTCTACTTGCGATTTTTTGTGGGTTTCTCTGATATGACTCAGCTAATCCGGCCTCTTTAAAATACTTTCCAAAGATTCCTTTCAAACCACTCGCAGAATAGTTTAAATTTTCTTGAGTTGCTCTGAATCCACCACTTTCATGTCCACACTGTGCTAAAAAGTGAGCTAACCTTAATGGTGTGTTAATTTCAAATTTCTTTGCGGTATCAGGTATTTGTGCAATAACTGCCTCAGGAATATGACCTCTTAATTTTTCTAAATTAAGACCTGTAAATGAAGTAGATACCACAGGTGCCGGCTCAGCAATAACTTGTTGAGAACCAAACATTTTATTCCAAGTACCTTCACCAACAATTCCATCTGCCGCAAGGTCATTATCAATTTGCCATTTTTTAACAGCTTTTTCTGTGCCAGGTCCGAAACTTCCGTCTGCTGACAATCCTAATTTTGCTTGGAGTTTTTTTACATCTTCTCCTTTAGATCCAATTTTTAGTAGCATGGTAATTTATTTTTTCAATAAATAGTTTTATATTTTGGATATGATAAAACAATTGATTTCTGCATGTCTTGTAATTGGAAAAATATATCTTGGCATCAAGATAGTTTTTTGGGCAATTGGACGAGTTCAAACTCCTGATATGTATCCTATATCAGATATAGATTGGGCTATTGTTTTGGTGATTTTGGATACATGGTTGATGACTCACATTAAAATTGAGATACCTATTATCCTTAAGAAAAAAGACGATTAACTTGGTTTCAATACTGAAATAACTTCAGGATATTCTTGATTCACAACTTCTTCATTTTTACCTTCGTATGGTATGTTTTGTAAGACATATCTGATTGCGTTCAATCCTGAAATTCTTTTATCTTCTGCGTCAATAATAACCCAAGGATTGTTTAGAGTTGATGTCTTATCAAAAAGTTTTTCTTTAAATTCTGTAAATCTGTCCCAAAGATCTTGCATCTGGGCATCGTTAGGAGAATACTTCCAATATTTTAAAGGGGATTGTTGTCTGATATCGAATCTTCTTTTTTGAGTTTCTTTTTCAATTGAAAACCACAATTTGAATAGATAATCTCCTTCTTTAACTAAATCTTGTTCGAAGTCGGAAACATTTTCCATAAAATCTTCATATTCTTCAGGAGATCCGTAACCCATAACAGGTTCAATCAGACCTCTATTATACCAACTTCTATCAAAAAGGTTGATCATACCTGGCTTTATCTGACTTCTATATCTCTCCCACCAATTTTTCCTATCTTCAGGTGTCGGAACACCTAATGCGATGATATTAAAAAATCTTGGGTTTAGATTTTCAGTGAATTTTTTAATTGTTGTACCTTTTCCTGCGGAATCACGACCTTCAAAAACAATAATCACAGTTTTACCTGTTTTTTTCAACCACTCTTGTAATTTTAATAATTCTATTTGTAATTCGTAAAGTTCTTTTTTGAATATTTTTTTAGGAACAATAGAAGGTTCTTCGATTTCAAATTCATAATCTTCAGAATCAGGTTCAGTGCCATATCCCTTTCTATCTCTATATTTTAATGAGGTTAAAACCTTACCAAAATATTCCTCAACATTCTTTTTCTTATCACCTTTCTTTAAAAGTATTTTTCTTAATCCTCTTTCTAAAAGTCCGAAATCAATAACTTGATTTTTGGCAAACTCCGAGATATCCAATAACATTTTTTCAAGTCTTGGATTAAAAAGTTTCAAAAATTTTAAGGTAAGAACAACACGATCTAAATTCCTATTAAGGTTGGAATCTTTTGACTCTTCTTCGGAAATTACTCCCATTACTTCCTTAATTCTATTAAGTTCTTCAATTAAAATATTCATAATATGGATAAATAGTCTTTTTATAAATATTTATACAATACCAAGATACTATTAGAATGAACAAGATCATCCTAGCTGCGGCTACGCTCATTATTTGTGCGTTCCCACACAACAATTTTACAACAAAAGACATTTATGTCGAGTCTGTTTCCAACAAGATCCAAATAGGGAATCTTGCAGGAAATAGAAATCTCGAATTCGGGATTCGTAATATCCTCGAAGAATTCTTACAAGAAAAAGATTATGACATTAATCCTGAATCCAAATCAAAGGTTTCGGTAGAAATCGTGTATTTGGATGTTCTCAAAACAAAATCAAACATTTCTGTTTTTCACAAGAATCAAGAATCAGTTGTTATTCGATTAAAGGGTATTCTAAAAGTTGACGGTAAAAAAATAAAAGAAGTGACCGTAGAGGAAGAATCCTCTGAAATTTCTATGTCAACATTAGCAATTGATAATGGTGGGCAATTTAATCAACAATCACTTAGTAATGCAATCAAAAAGGCAAGTGAAAAGTTGGTGGATAAATTATTCGAGACAAAATAACATATGAAAAAAATATTAATATCAGGACTTTTATTATTGTCCTTATCATCTTACAGTCAAATCAGATTTAAGTTTCCTGACACAAGAGTTTTAACAGATATAAACGGAGGTGTTATCGATAGAGGAGACCAATTTGACGTTATGGTCCATGCAAATGGTAACGGTGATGCTGTGACAAAACAATTATTGTTTGACTTTCAGTATGACCAAACAAACTTTGAATTGATTTCTATTAATCATACTGGTACAGGAGGTAATGGAGGCGTTCTTCCTGCAGGATCCACAATACAACTATCTTGGCAAAATTATCCAGGATATGGTTATGCAGGAAATACCACAAACACCAACGGTACTACAAGATATACAACAGGATTAGGGTATTCATATAATGCGACGAGTTCGAATGCAATTATAAGATCAACGTTAACATGGGCAACAAATTCAGCGATGCCCTACAACTCTTTTTCTCAAATGTTAGTTTTGAGATTCAGATTAAAACAAGCATCAACAGCAAATTCATTTGACCCTGTTAAATTAAACTTTGTTGCAGGGTGGAATGGACAGGGTATTGGTGTCCCAACACTTATGGATACTCCATTATCTACGGAGGTTGTAATGAACCAAAATACAGGGAAATTCATAACCGCTAAAGTTGATATTAGTTCAAATTTATTCTCATTATCACCGATAAAGGTTTCTTTCAGAGACACATTATCAAACACAGGTCAATTATTCAATGTTTTATCAAATGGTAATGTCGACATCAACCAATCATTGCTAGCGGAGAACAAAGTTTATGAGGTAACAGTAATGCATGGTATGGATAATACAAATGCAATATACAATGGTGCAATTACAATATCTGATTTCACAACAGCACAAGGTGAATTTACATCAATGGGATTAGATGGTACGAATGGTCAAATTCTAAGAACAGGTCAATCATTATACGCAGCAGATATCAATAGAAATAAAACAATTGATGGTGGTGATCTACCAAGACTGTTAGGTCAAGTTGTTGGTATAGATACTATAGTAACAGTTCCGGCAGGATATGTTGCGGGTAGTGGAGGATTTATGAGTCTGCCGACTTGGAGATCAACTGAAGGAACAACTGTTGCAGGTCAAACAGAATGGTGTGTAATAAATGTTAATGGGTATGGTCAAGGTCAAGCAAGAGTTTACATAGATATAAGAGAGTTTAATGGAACAAATATATTACCCGAGAATATCAAAAGTTTACAATTATTTGACTTGTATTCAGGTCCTGTCGAGTTTGTTAGTAAAGACGCTGCATGGGCATTCTATAAAGTCGCGTCTAACTTTTCAACTTTAACAACATCAACATTTTTACCTTACATCAGAAATATGGGTAATAATGATTATGGTCTTAAGGCAGAATTCTCATTTAACAATAGTCCTTCTAATTCTTGGGGTTCAGTTACAACAACAAATTGGAAAGATATTACATATCCAAGAACATATGTAAAAACCGGTGTATTAGGAACTAATGAAATAGTTGATTTGAAATATCTTCTATGGGGTGATGTAAACAGATCTCACTCATCTCAAGTTGTAACGGCTAATAATGGGGTACAAACAATTCAAACAAACGCTGCAAATAGTTTATCGACTAACACCGCGTTCGTTTCAATGGCAAGTGCAAATACAGGGTTTATTAACACGTCAACAGGAGAGGTTAGTTCAATAGATGTAAACTTATCTAACATAACAGTAACGTCTAATAACATTGAAATACCGGTAACACTTAATACTAATGGGGTTGCTGTAGGTGGATTACAATTTGAATTCCAGTTTGACCCAACAAAAATAAAATTCGAAGAATTAAAATCTGATCTTCCGAATTCTTGGTATGTCTTTGTTAACTCGAAAGATGGTAAAGTTAAATTCGGAGCAATTGATCAAAATAAAATGTCAATAAACGGAAGTTCAACACCGTTCAAATTGAGATTCTCAACAATAGGGGACGGGGTTAACATTCTTACATCAGTTAAAGTTTCACCAACAATGGATGCAAGTGATTCTAAAGGAGTTCAATTGGGGATTAATTTAAATTCAACACAAATAAAATTAACGGGTTATAATAATTTCTAATCATGAAGAAAATAGACAAAATATTAGGTTTAGGTTTTTTAATCACCATTTTGGCGATTAGTTGTACAAAGGTAGATTTACCTAAACCACAGGTGATTGATTTAGGGACTAAATCAACATCAACAGCAATAAAATCAATTACACAGACAGGTAATATCGTAACAGCAGAATTCGAAACAACAATTGGATCAAAGTATTCTGTTCAAATAATACCTTTCGGATCAGAAACACCTTCAAAAAAAGAAGGATTTACTGCATCTGAGAACATTACAAAAAAAGTATACGATTTAACTGATCTATCAAAAAAAGACTATGACTTAGTTTTCATAGACATCAGCGGTAAGGAAGTAAAATACCCTATCGTAATAAAATAAAACTTAAAAAATAAAAAAATGTCAGAAGAACAACAAGAACAATCAACCGGAGGATCATTGAAGAATGTAATCATCGGTTTCATCTCTACTGTCACGTTAGGTGTAGGTGGATGGGTAACTACTAAATTAACAGGTGGAGAAGAAGAAAAACCTGCGGTACAACAAGCAGCTCCTGTAATTAACATCACAAATTCAAACCAACAAGCACAACAAGCTGGCGGTAAAACTGTGATAATCAAAGAAAAAAGTGCAACGCCAGCACCGGCAGCAGCACCTAAACCAAAGAAAAAAGAAGGAGACGAGTTCAAAGAAGAATCTCCTAAATGGTAAAATATGAAAGAGAATACAGGTTTTAGAGAATTATTGAACTCGATGATGAAACGTAGATGGTATATCACTGCGTTAGTCTTAGGTTCGTTTATATTAATAATCGGTGGAATATTTGGTGCAATTACATCAAAAACATCTGCATCTGCAGAATGGAAAGAATTATTGTTATTGATGTTAGGTGCTTTCATCGGTTCTTATGGTAAGATTATAGATTATTGGTTCAGTGATACTGACAAGGATAAAATGTTAGTACAAAAAATGGACGAGGAAGACGGAGTATCTTTAAGCAATACTGGAGATATGCCAAATACCCCAATAGAACCAACAGATGTAACACCAATTGTATTACCAACGACAGAAAAACAAATCGAAAAGATCGGGGTTGAAATCGATGAAGATGGAGACGGTGTAATGGACGGTTTAGATTTTGATGGTGATGGTGTTATTGATGAATACTTTGCACACAGACAATGTGAGCATGTTTGGGGAGACTCAGATAATAATGGTGAAGAAGAATGTCTGGTTTGTGGTAAAATAAAAGACGTAGAATAAAATTAAAAAATTATGAAAACAATAAATTTAAACAAATTAAGTGACGCATTAATGTTGGGTTTTGTAAAGTTGTGCGTTATTTGGACTATTACGGCTCTATCTTTCCAAATATTCTGCATTTATTTAGAAGTGTCAGGACAAGAACAAAGACAACGTGATATGATTAATAAACTTGAATGGAAGTTTGATGGAACGTTCAAAAATAATCCTGATAACATTTGGTATGAAGGACCTAAAAAATAATATTATGACAAAGACTCAAGAAATTTTAAAATTCATATTGACGGTAGGGATTATTGGATTTGGATTAGTAATCCTTTCATTTGGATTTAGAATGGTATTAACCGCATTTTTTTAAATAACATATTATGAAAAAACTAATGTTTTTCTTAGCAGTTTCACTGTTAAGCGTTGGAGCATATTCTCAAACAATTGGAAAAACGAAGACTGAAGATTATAAGGCATCTTTCGAGACTAAGGCAGATATATCTGCGTTTTTAGATTATGAAGGACCTAAGAAAAATATTCAACTTCTTAAATGTGGTATCAACGATGAGATGTACGAGATGTATCCTGAACTAAAAGAAAAAAGAGTTGGTTTAGGTGTTACAAATATCGTATTAGAATATCTCGACAATTTAAATCGTTTTGAATTCACCGAAGACAAAACAGAAATAAAAAATAGAATGGTTAAGCAATTCCAAGCTTCTCAAGCTGGGATTTCTGAAAACAAATTAGATGGTAGAGGTAAGATTAAATTGGCTCACTATTTTGTTGAGATTGAATGTTATGACTATTCTGTTTCTGAAGATGAAACTGTGAATTTAAAAGACGGTGTAAAGAATATGTTGGTAACACGTATTGGTTTACAAGTAAGATTTACAGACGCTGAGAACGGAACTATCATCGCAGCGTCAGGGTTAGGTGAGGCAAAAACAACAAGAGAATTAACGTTCTTATCTGACGCAACAGTTGATCCTGTTAAATTCAATCAGTCCACAATTAGTATCTCAACCAAGAAAGCTTTGGATATTGCATGTGCAAATATCTTAGGTAAGATGGTAAAAAAAGGAATATTCAGTAAATAATGAAACGATGGGTTGGTCTATTTTTGTTAATGATATTATTTTCCCTTAAATCAACAGGGCAAGTAATAACGCAAACATATATCGACCCATGTGATTTAAAGACTTATACTGTTGTTATTCCCATTACAACAAATGGTGTTACAATAGTTGTAAGAAATAAATCCAAAGTTTTCAATTACGCACAATTCGTTAATGGTGAAGTTGATGCTTGGATAAAAAGTGTATTCGCGGCCCCATGTCCAACAAGTTTAGTAGTACAACAAACAGTCACAGCGGCGGTCTCACAGGCGGCGTCAGCTGCGGCAAGTTCAGCGGCTTCTTCAGCCGCAAGTTCTGCCGCGAGTTCTTCAGCGTCCTCGGCCGCAAGTTCGAGTGCATCTTCGGCAGCAGCGTCGTCTACACCCCCACCGGCATCATCACAATCATCATCAACTTCGTCATCCTCACAATCTTCGTCCCAATCGTCGTCTTCATCTGGGGAATCGTCCTCATCAAGTGGAAGTTCAAGTGGATCAAGCGAAGGACAAACAGAATCAAAGTCAGAAAGTAGTTCTTCTTCAGAAAGTAAATCAGAAGAATCCAAATCGGAGAGTAAGAGTGAAGAAAAGAAATCAGACGAGAAAAAAGAAGAAAAGAAAGAAGAAAAGAAAGAAGAGAAGAAAAAAGAAGATAAAAAAAAGTCTGTTGCCGCTAACCCAATGTTAGTCGCTTCTGACCTAACAACAGCTCAAGGACCTGACTTCAAATATAATGCGATAGTATCTTTTGGTGTAAGTAAGTCGTCTATGGCGGGGAACGAGAGCTGGGGGGCAACAGCACTAATATGGAGTACTTTAAGACAATTTGCTCTAAGTGGAGGTTATACTAAAATGGATTTCAACAAGGGAAAACTTGAAGGAATACATTCATATTCATTTACAGGAGCATATTTGGAAGGAAATTATATGGGACTACTCGGATATACCTATATCAAACCCCACCCAAAACACGGTACCTATGGATTCAATGTGGGAACTATTACTCTTCTACTTAAAGACACAAAAATCATCAATAGCAAGACAGGGGAAACAAAAGAAATTTTCAACACATCATTTTCAACTTCTGTGGTAGGGTTTTGGACAAAACCATATACCATGAATAGGAAAGTAACATTATCTCCTCAAATATTTTTGATGAACTCGCCAATAAATTGGAACTCTAAAACAGGAGAAACAACGGTCAACAGACAATTAGGTTTTTTAGTTGGATCTTCATTCGATTACAAAATAAGTAAGAGATTTGGTTTTAGTTTCAATTATAAAGTTTCAGGATCCACCCAAAAAGGAACACCTTTACTTAGTAACTTCTTGGTGGGATCAAGAGTAATGTTATAAGATATGAAAAAGATATTAGACATAAGACATTTTATAATAGCAACACTTTTGATTGTGATAGTGATATTATTAAAGTCAGATAATACTGTAACTAAAGAAATTGTAAAAGAGGTTCCGTCTGAACCTATTCACGACACAGTTTCGGTTGAGATTGAAGTACCTTATGAAATTCAAGGGGACGTTGTTTATCGTGATACTGTGATATATGTACCTACATTAGTCAACGTTGATACTGCAGCTATTTTACAGAATTATTTGGTTACCAATTCTTTTATAGACACAATTAAGTTGAATAACAACCAAGGTTTTGTATATTTGGATCAGACGGTATCACAGAATAAGATCACTGCAAGAAAATGGTCTGCAACAATCAAACCAAAAATAGTTAGAGAACCAGCACCTGAGCCACCACCAATAAGGAATCAAGTATTCTTCGGTGTTAACGGGGCATTGAGTAAGGAAGACTATGTTAATTCGCTTGGTATGGGTGTAATCCTCAAAACAAAAAAAGATCACTTATATCAAATAGGTACTGGAGTTGCAAACAGAACTGTTGATGGTGTTACAGGTGAGTTCAGACCATACATTAGCGGAGGAGTTTATTGGAAGATTAAGATAAAATAAAATATTTATAATAAATTAATTACTATGAAAAAATTACTGCTTTTATTGACGATTATCCCAACATTAACTTTTTCACAAGTTAGTAATTGGAGAAGTGCACCACCAGCACAACAACAATCAACACCACAAAGATCAACACCATCTATACAACCAAGTACATCACAAAGAAATGATGTGAGTAGTTGGAGAAATCAACCACCATCAAGAGGATATGATAGACCTACAAGAACAAGACCAGGTTCAAATATAATTGTTAGAGACCCTTGGGGTTGGAACAATTGGGGATGGGGATGGAATAGATGGGATATGTGGGGAGCACCAGGATTTGGTTGGAACTTTTGGCAACCATCTTGGTATTGGAATGATTGGGGTTATAGACAACCTGCACGTGTTTATGTTTATGATAACGGAAAAAGAGATACAATAAGAGGAAAAAAACCTATTATAAGTTTCGGTATTCAAAAGACCAATGACAAACAAGTTGGTGGATTTTTTACCATCGGTAACAAAGGATATTTCATCACAGAATATAATGCAAGTGTTGAGAGAGATAATTCAACATTCTTTCCATTTGGTACAATAGGACAAGTTGATTTTCCACTTGTAAACGATTTGGTACAAAGACAAAGTTTTTATATCGGAGCTGGAAAAAGAATAAAAAGAACTGGAGTTCATATGATGGTTGGAACCGTGAGTGAAGATGTAAAGTGGAGAGGAAGAGATGATTTAGGGTATATTACTTTTCCAAAGTATTTGGATAGATTTACAACAGTAAAGATTGGTGCTCTACACGATTATAAAAATTTTACACTCAAGTTTGATTACGATCCTATCATTAATAATGGAACTTTCGGTTTGGGAGTTAACTTCTAAGTATTTATAAAAAAACTGTATATGAAAGATTTGAAATCCATAATAAAAGAAGTGTTGGAAAACTATACCGAGTCCACTTTAATTTTAAAAGAGGGTACTAAAGTTTCTGAAGAACTACAATATCATGTAGACAACGGATTATCTTTAACTAATAATGTTTTCAGAATGTATTCTGAAAAATATTTTAACTTGGTAAACGAGGTGAGAGATTTATGGAAAGAAGGATTAATCAATCTGAACGAAGAAGATACTTTAATGGTTGAATCCGACCTTGGAATCAAAATCAAAAGAGGTGGAGAATACATTTATTTAGATGCACCTTATATTGAAGAATCTGAAACTGATGGAGAAATATTGGATGAAGCGAAACATAGAGGTAAAAATGTTAAGCTAGGTAAACCATTCAGAACATCAGGAGGACCAAAAAAATTCGCAGTTTATGTTAAAAGCAAATCGGGAGGAATAAAAAAAGTTTCTTTCGGTGACCCTAATTTAAGGGTAAGAAATAAGAACAAGGGTGCAGCAAAATCATTCAGAGCTCGTCACAAATGTGATCAGAAAAAAGATAGAACTACAGCAGGATATTGGTCTTGTAATGTAGGTAGATATGCTAAGCAACTTGGGCTATCATCTTCAAATTCATGGTAATATGGATTTTCCATTCCAACAGGAAAATATTAACGGTAAAATAAGAAGAACATTCTCACCCGATGTTGATATTGATGAATTAAAATGGCATCAAGATTTAACGGATCGGAAAGTAACTGTGATTCAACACGGAGAATGGGAGTTTCAAATGGAAGATGATTTGCCAGTCAAATTGTCGAATGCCGAACAAATTTATATTCCGAAATTTGTCTGGCATAGAGTTATTAAAGGAACAGGAGAGTTAGTTGTGGAAATAGAAGAATATTAAGGTTTTATTTTAATATTAAATTCCTCAAAGAATTCAGGATAACTTTCTAAATACCCTTGTAAAGTTTCATCATCGAAATCACCATCCTCAGCAGTCCAATACCAATACAAATTTTTATTGGCATCGAAACCATAATACTTGTGATTTTCGTATTGTAGTTGACAAATTTCCTTAGCGTATACATGTTGTCCTACACATATGAAACCTGATGTTGTGTCTTTGATAATGTTGGTTTCACCATATGGAATGTATCTATTATTGATCCAGTTTAATCTCTCAATTAGTTTTTGGTAAAACATATTCGCAGCACCCCATCTTACAGAAGAAAAGAACATCACACAATCAGATTCAAATAATTCTTTACTTATCTTCCAAAGTTCATCGTCCGGATTGTGTAAAGATGCCCAACATCTATGATAACCTGTTGGATTTTTTTCTTCATCTTTTAATTGAGCTTCCATAACTCCACAAACATTTCCTTCCATTCTTGAAACGTTTCCTTCACATGGATATATTTTGAGTTTAGTCACGTCAATTAAAACTGAGTTTTCAACTTTGTTGTTAATTATTTGAGCTAAGATTGAAGATTTGGGAGTTTGGGTTTTAATAACATCCGAATTCCTATTAGAACATGTTAGAAGTAATACACGTTTGTATTTTTTTAACTCTTCTATAGTTTTCTTCAGTCTTTTAAAATTTCCCTCCGTCATGATTATAAATACTTGCGTCAACCCACTTTTCACCTTCCCATAGTTCTGCACCCGTTATCTCAGATTTATATGGAAAATAATCTTGATAAGACTCATAAATGTAAACAAAATTTTTCCCTTGAGACTTTCCGTAGTTACTGAGTAACAAGATTGAATCTTTTCCAAAAGAAAATTTTAGTTCAGTATGAATAAATGATGTTTCTAATCCCAATATTGAATCTTCGAATTCTCTGAATCTAGTGTGTGCAACTACTTTGGAATCTAATTTTACCCTCATTACTTTCAACTCAGGATAATTTGAATTGTTGTTATAGTAATCTAATATATCAAACCCTTTCCATTCGAAATATTCCTCAAAAAACAAATCAACATCTTTTTTATTATCTAAGTAGGGTATTATTTCTATCTCAAGTTGTGATAATAATTTTTTCCTTTTGTAGGACAAAACAACTTTTTCATTGTTTATTCTACAACTTTTGGCTTGGTACCAATATAATGGAGGTTGAATATTAGGTAGAAAACCTAATTCCAAAAGTTCTTGATCAGTTTCTCCTTCAGAAATAACAAACGCTTCACAAAAAACTCTATCGTCTTTGACATGTCCGTGAAGATGATCAAATATTATTTTCATTCTTATATTTTTCGTCCAACTTGTCGTATTCTTCAGACCTTACTTTATTGGATTCACCTGCCTCCAAGTCTGTATGATCATAATTAAATACGTCAGTATCGGGTGTAACCCATCTACCGTTTCTTTCTGCGGTCCAAAGAGTTGTGTTATATTTTCTGTTGATAACAATGTCTTCTTTGACAGTGAAAGACGGGTCATGTATTATCAAACGATTATTTGGTTGGATTGCAAAATTTCCATTATCCATTTGAATGAAATGTCCGCATTTATGTTGAGACGGAAATTCACTTAATCCAAAATCAGTATCACTCATATCATCAGAACTACCCCAATCTAAGGTAAACAAGTAACGTCCTGAATATTGAACTCTTCTTCTTGAAGTGAATTTACAAGTCTTATTTTTCAAAATTGGAAATGCTGTGACCCCTACGTGATACGTAAAAGAATCCCATAAAACAAGTTCATCTAGTTCTTGTTGAGGTGCATCTTCTTTCCAACAAAACGCGTGGATTGGCATTCTCCACCAAATTCCACCATCTTCCATCATAAAATGAAATAGAGGTGCTTGGGCTGGTATGGAAGACATACCAAAAATGTAACAAGGAAATTTTTTGTCGAAAGAATCTTCTTGATTCCTAAGGAAATTACCTCTAATGTAAGCCTCCACAATTGGAGTTGGTGTGTTTAAATAAGACATATAGTATTTCTGCTTTTATAATTTTTTAAGCTCTCATAGTTGGAACATTAGTAATTTCAGGTCGTAAGTCTCTAATTTGTCTTTCAACTTGGAATGATTCAATATTCACTCCATGAATCGCTTCTAATAATCTGTCTCTAAGGTCAGAATCAGGTTGTTCTGGTTGTTCATCAAGTGGAATTGTTTCATCTGGTCCATTAACAAATTCAATTCTCATTTTCTCATACGCCTCAATACATTCCTTATGAACTTGTTCTTGAATTTCATTCGAACATAAATTCTTATTTGTTGAAGTAGATTTGAAAATTCTTCTAACAATAGGGAATAAATAATCATCAGCATCAACATCCAAGTAATCAACTCTGTTATCTTCAGAATTCCAAAAAGAAAATTCGTCACTACCTGATAATCCTTTATATCCTGCGAATTTGTAACCTGTTTTTTTGTTTATGAAATAAACCAAGATACCTTGTCTCCAATACTTTTCGAAATAGTTTTTTTCTCTTTGATATGTTGTACACCATCTTGTTGATGATCCATATTTTGCTGACGCTGAAAATGTTAGAGGTCTTAATATAACCCACTTTTCATCTTCAAACTCTTTAATTACTTGACCTTCGAGATCTTTAGTTAGTTCTTTCATAGACGCCAAGGTTATTGCGCCTCTAATACTTTCAATATCTTTGTATGATGATACATCAGTATTTTCAATTTGACCCTTATCCATATATCTTATAAACTCATTTAAAGTTTGAAATGTATCGATAGGAATATGTTCTGAAACGTAATTCAGAAGGTAGTACATTTGGTTATTTGTAAGGTCATTAGTTGAAATCCCTTTATTCATTAACCCGGCTTGGGTTTCCAACATTAGTTGTGCCAAGTCATCTTTGTG